GCTCCTACTATTCGACACGATTGGGAAGAAATTAAATATAATGTTATGAAAACTATCGTGGCTGAAAAGTTCCTTTCTACACCAATGCTAACTGATGCTCTTTTGGGAACTGGAAATGCCTACCTTCAGGAAGGCACCTTTTGGAACGATAAAGTGTGGGGAGTAGATTTATTAGGAACAAAGCCTGATGGCTCAACTTATATTATCGAAGACCCTTTAATGCGTAGTGGTAGAAACTGGCTAGGCACTATTTTGATGGAAGTACGAGCCCAAGTCCGACTAGGTATTGCCACTTCTTCTCTAACAAAGTAAGTTCGTCCCTAGCAATAGGGGAAGATTGCTAGAAACAGGCACCCAACAGAAATCGTTGGGTGTCTTTTCTTTTGTGGCGTTGCGCCTAAAAATTATGAACCATGTGTTACTCTTTTTCTACCGACTAAATGGGTTTGCGTATTGAATTATGCAAATGTTATACCCCAACAGTCAAGGAGGATAAATGGCTAAGGCAAAGAAAATGGTACGCCTTGCTGTTGATGAAACGAGCGGAGTGGACCATCCAGCACACCTTTCTGAAGGTTGGCTTGTAATGAAATCTGCTAACGCTGAAGAAATCGAAGCGGTAATCGACTCACTTACTGAAACACCAATCACAAAGGAGGACTCAGTGTCCGATGAAAGCACAGTTGTAACTGAGGATGCAGTTGTTGCAGAGGCCGTAGTAGCCGAAGCACCAGCAACTGAGTCACCAGCAGAAGACAAAGACGCTCGTATCGCTGAACTCGAAGCAGAACTTGTTAAAGCAAAAGGAAAGAATCCTTTTATGCAAGAAGATGACGAGTCAGATGAAGATTACAAGAAGCGCATGAAGAAAATGGAAGATGAAGCAGAAGAACAAAAGAAAATGAAAAAGCCAATGAAGAAATCAGCAGAACTAGAAGCAGTTGAGAAAGCAGTCGCTTTCGAAAAGGCTCGTGCTGATGAAGCCGTTGCTCTTCTGCAGAAAGAACGCGATGCCAGAGCAGATTCTGATGCAATCGCTAAAGCAAAGAATTGGAACAACCTTCCGTTGGATGCGGAAAAAGTTGGTCCAGCACTTCGTCGTCTATCACAGATTGACGAAGAACTAACAAAGGGAATTGAAAGCATTCTTGATGCAGTCAATACTCAAGCAAAAACCTCAAACCTGTTTGCTGAAATTGGTAAGTCAGTCGATTCATCTGCCACAGATGCTTATGACCGTCTAACTGCTTTAGCAAAGGCTGCAGTTGAGTCAGGCGTTGCTCCAACTATGGAAACCGCTATGGCTGATGTTGCTCTTGCTAACACAGACCTTTATAAGCAATACCTCACCGAGAAGGGTGCTAAGTAAAAAATGGCATACGAAATCAATAACTATTCCGTAAGAGCAACCTTCGTTGCTGGTGCGGATTTATCAACTAAGCAATATACATTTGTTAAGTTGAACTCATCAGGACAGGTTGTAGCAGCAGCAGCCGCTACCGATGTCCCTATCGGAGTTCTACAAAACAATCCAACATCAGGTGCAGAAGCATCTGTAACAATCGTAGGCGGAACAAAGATTGTAGCCTCTGCGGCCGCAACACTTGGAACTGCACTAAACTTCGGAACTTCTTCTGCTGGTAAGGCTGCAACACTTGCTGTTTCAGACACCACTAAGTATGTTCTCGGCGTTTATCTTGAGGCACCAGCCGCTGATGGCGACATCGTTGCCGCAGTTATTAACTGCGCTAACCCAACTCGAGCGAACTAAGGAGCCGAATCTAAATGCCACAACCAACATTAACCGATTCGCATATTGATGCGATTCTCACAAACATCTCCGTTGCTTACATGCAACGCCAAGAGAACTTTATCGCCGATAAAGTTTTCCCAGTAATTCCTGTCGATAAGAAATCAGATAAGTACTTTGTTTACACAAAGAACGACTGGTTCCGCGATGAGGCACAACGCCGCTCCGATGCGACAGAATCTGCTGGTAGTGGTTACAACCTAACAACTGGCACCTACAATGCTGATGTATGGGCATTCCATAAGGATGTAGGCGACCAGACACTTGCTAACTCAGATGCACCATTGAATCCACTTCGTGAGGCTTCAGAGTTTGTAACACACCGCTTACTTCTTCGTAAGGAACTTCAGTTCGTATCTGACTTCTTCACCACAGGTGTATGGGGAACAGATGTAACTGGCGTTTCAGGTGCTCCATCTTCAGGTCAAACAAAGCAGTGGTCTGATTACTCATCTTCAGACCCAATTAATGACATTGAAGAAGGAAAGCAAGATATTCTTTCTGCAACTGGACAAGAGGCGAATACTCTTGTTCTTGGTTACGAGACCTTCCGTCAGTTGAAGAATCACCCTGACCTAGTTGACCGTATCAAGTACACATCTTCACAAACAATCACAACCGATATGTTGGCAGCAATGTTCGACATTCCTCGTGTTATGGTTGCTAAGGCAGTAAAGGCAACAAACAATGAAGGTGCCTCTGGTGCGTATGACTTTGCATTCGGTAAGAAGGCTCTTCTTTGCCATGTTGCTACAAATCCTGGAGTTCTAACTCCTTCTGCTGGATACACATTCAATTGGACTGGCGTATCAGGTGGTCTTGGTGCAAACATCGGAACTTCATCATTCCGTATGGAGTCAATCAAGGCGACTCGCGTTGAGGCTGAAATGGCTTTCGACAACAAGGTAATCGGTTCAGACCTCGGTTACTTCTGGAATACAATCGTCGCTTAATTAAGTCAATAAAGAGGGGGGAGTCATAAATGGCTCTCCCTTCTTTTCTTAGAAAAGGAAAATAAATGGCACAGGTAAATAGACTTACTCGCGGTGAAGCGGCAGTCGGCGCACTACAAATTGGCGACAACGATACTGTTTACGGTATTGAGTTCGGCACAGTAGCAATCGACCCTGCTTCATTAGCAGCAACAACAAGAGGTGCGACAACCTTTACGCTAACTGGTGCGGCTACAACAGACATCATTATTGTAAATCCACCTTCAACTCTTAACGATGATTTAATCTTCGCAGGAGCGGCAGTAACAGCAGCAGATACAGTAACCATCTATCTCTACAACCCAACAGCAGGAAGTATTGACCAAGCGTCAGCAACCTTCTCATACTGCTGGATTGATACAACGGCGTAAGATGAAAGCAAAAATCCTCAAGACGCTTACCGTGGACGGTAAAGAACTGCTAACAGGAACAATTGTCGATGTAAGTGGATGGCGTAATGCTAAATCACTTGAAGGCTCACGCTACATTACTTTTGTTTATGAAGAAGAAATTAAAAAAGAAACCAAGTCTAAGGTCTTAAAAGACTCAGACACAGAATAAACTAGGAGGGCGGCTAGAAATAGTCGCCCTTTCTAGTCTAAGGAGATAACAATGGCCGTTCTACATGGACGAGTAACAGTAGGCACAACAGCAACTCTTTTAGCACAAGCCAATAGCAGTCGCGATGGAATGAATGTAATGATTCAATCTGCCAAAGGCGGTTCGACAGAAGTATTTATTGGTGGCGCAGGAGTTACTTCTACAAGTTTTGGACACATCATTGACCCTGATGAACACTTTGATATTCATTTGGATGCAAACGAGGCGTTGTATGGAATTACCTCATCAGGCACACAAGTAGTTAATGTTCTACGACAAGGCGCATAAGGAATAACAAATGGCAATTCCGGGCAACTTATCTCTTGTAACAGTTACAGGAACATACATCGACATTAGTGGTGTTGCTATTGCTGGACAAGTTAAGTTTACTCCGCGAGCCGTTTTGAGAAATGTTACTTCAAATGTAATTCTTGTGAACAGTACAATCGTTGTAACGCTAGATGCTAACGGAGCCTTTTCTCAGCAACTTGTAGCGACAGACGACCCTGATGCTTCTCCAGTTGATTTCACTTACTTTGTAGAAGAAGCGTTCGTAGGTGGTCGTTCATTTGATATTCTTTTGCCAGCCGCAGTTGCAACTGTGGACCTTGCAGATGTTTCTCCAGCCGTAGCAAACGATGGAACTGGCGCACTCTATATTGACGGTGCTGAATTTACATCATACACAAATCGTTTAACTGTCGTAGAAGGCAAAGCAGCCGCAGTAGAAACTTTCCTAGCAACATTACAGTCAGGTCTTTCAACTGCTATCACGAACTCAAATAACGCTAGAACATTAGTTAATTCTTACATCACCTCTATTGGTAACATTGGAGATAACGGAATTCTTTATCCTTCAAGGGCGTTCTAAATGTTTGGATTAACGCCTATTCAAATGGTTATTGGTCTCGTTGTAATTACAATAATCGCGTGTTGGTGGGGAGATAGGTAATGGCATTACCGGGCAATATAACTCTCATAACTTTAACTGGACAGTATCTAGATTTCCAAGGTGAAGCAATACTTGGACAGGTAAAGATTTATCCTTCTCAAGTTCTTATCGATGCCGCCGCAGATAGAATTATTATTCCGACAGTTCTTACAACCGACTTAGCAGGCGGTTCTTTTAGTGTTCAAGTCCCTGTAACAAACGACCCTGATGTTTCTCCTTTAAACTATAACTATCTTTTTGAGGAATCTTTCGAAGGGGGAAGAACTTATTTAATTCAACTACCTTCTTCTCTTGGCGCCTCTGTTGATATCTCAGACCTTAGAACTGACCAAGCACTTGTTGAGTATATTCAGCCTGTCGCTTACCAACTATGGCCTCCAATTAAAACAAGAACTGAAACTCAAGAAACTTATTACGCCGCCGCTACTGTTCCAACTACTACCACACTTCCTATCCCCTCGACCTATCAATGGCTCTATCTTTACCTAGATACCTACGCAAGCCTTACCTCGACTTTTGGAACTTATGCAAGTGTAGTTACTCCAAGCCTTAACTTAACTAATGCTCGTATTCAATTAA